TATATGTCGGTAAAAGTGTCAAAAATCAAAAAAACTATTTCGGATCAGGTAAATTAATTAAGCAAGCAATTAATAAATATGGAATTTCTTCATTTACGAAAGAAATACTCGAAGTTTGTGAAACCCTTGAGCAATTATCAAATAGAGAAAAATTTTGGATAAAAGAACTAGGATCTCAACACAGTGGATATAATATAACAGACGGAGGAACCGGCGGTGATACTACAACTAACCACCCTAATCGAGATGAAATAATTGAAAAACGTAGAATTAAAAATACTGGAAAGAAACGCACTCCTAAATTTTGTGAACTTATGAAAATTCACAATTCAAAAATTAGTCCTGAAAGTAGAAAGTCAGTTGGTGTTAAAGCTGCAATTACTAAAAAAGATAGAATGAAAGCTAGTGGGTATACTAATAAAGAAAAAGAAGCTAGGCTTAAAAATACTGAAAAATTAATTTTATTTAATAAATCAGAAAGAGGGCGAAAATTAACGTCGGATAGATTTAAAGGTAAAAAGACTGGACCATTTTCAGATAAACATAGAGAAAATATAGGAAAAGCCAGTAAAGGTAGACCCAGTCCAAATAAAAGAAAAATATCAATAAGTGGCATTGAGTATGAAAGTTTACACAAAGCGTCAGAGCTATTAACTATGCCAGTTACAACAATTAGAGCTAGATTATTAAATCCAAAATTTATAGATTGGGTTTATTGTTAAGTCGATCCATTAGAACTCCGGAAGATTGGGCAGTGACCTATTTCTTGGACGGATGCTTTGCTGATCTCATGAAGTCAGCTGGTGATCAATTTCCACCGGACTTTAAGTCTAGGATTCGCATCGAATATAAATAACTCTATGAAGCTCTTAATGACTTCATAGTAGATCCAATCAAGGCTGCTGCTAAAAATGCAAATATTAAGTACAATGAAACACATACAAACATTTGAAGACTTCTTAAATGAAAGCGAAGAAAAATTAATAACTCATGATATATTGATGAAAGTTTTTCCTAAGCTTAAGTTTGAATTCAATTCAGAAGAAGCTGAGGTAAATGGGGATAACATTTTTGTTCCGTTTTCTTCATCTGGAAAAAACAATTCCGCGTATCTTGCTAAGGTTAGATCAACGTTTGAAGAATCTCTTAAGAAGGCGTTAAAATCCGAAGGCTATTCTCCTAAGCAATACGAAGTGAAAATAAACCTCTCAAATAAACATCCATATCTTTCAGGATGGAATATAAAAATTATATTAAAATAGAATGATGAAATACATTAAACTATTTGAGGACTTTGAAGACGACTTTGAAATAACTCATCAACCTGACAGAAACGAGGATCCAAACCCAAACGGCATTGAGGTTGGAGATTCAGTAAACTCATACAGAGGAATGGGAGAAGTGGTTGCGATCGAGGGAGAATCAGCAAAGGTAAAATTGCACAACTCAAAAGAGAACATTGCAACGGTGCCGTTATTCTCACTAGAGAAGATTGACAAGGGAGAGATTGAGTCTCACAAAGTTAGAGATACTCAGGCTGATCTGCAGGCTCTATTGAACTCTGCTCAAGACTACTATAATTATCTAAAGACCGAATCTGAGTACGTTGAATCCGATGAGGAATTTGTGGCTAAGGTGGACGCTGAAAAAATTTATGAACTGCTTGAGGAAATCTTGATTGACGTAATGGCAATGTTTAGAAACGATAACTCAACCAGTGAGTACCGGGAGTACTCGGAACTTGTTTCTATGTACTCACTGCTGGCTGATGCGCTTACTTCAATCGCACCGGAATACAAAGAAAAGGTTGACACTTTATACTCGCACTTTCCTGGATAAAAATAAGTAATAACAATGATAAAAACATTTAAGCAATTCATACTTGAAAGCCTTACTAGAGAAGAAGATGATGACTCCGTTTTTGAAAAGAAAAGACTTAAATGGCATGATTCTGATGCTCCCGATGCAAAGGTATTAAACGAAATAGGTGATGCAAGTTCACAACCGTATAAATTTGAATTTTACGGAAGTCCTTATGATGAAGAAAGATACTATGGTTTCGAAACATCCCATTACCCATACTCAGTACATATTACCAATTATGAAGATAATGAAATAGAAATTTCATTTTTTGTACCTAATGAAAAAGATCCTGACCAAGAACGTTACGATATAGAAACTAATAGAGGTGATTTATTTAAAATTATGGCAACTGTAGTTGCCATAGTAAAACAGGATTTAAAGACACATCCAGAAGTTGATACATTAATATTTACTCCTGTTAAAAAACAAGGGGCAATTGATAATAGTTCTAGAGCAAATTTATATTTACGTTATGTTAAGCATAGTTATCCTGGTGCTAAAGTTGAAAGCAATGGAGATGAAATAATAGTTAAAATTAAACAATTCATACTTGAAAGCCTTACTAGAGAAGAAGAGGATGCCACAGTTTCTGAAAAGAAAAGACTTAAATGGCATGATTCTGATGCTCCCGATGCAAAGGGTAAATTCAAAGAACTCGGAGTTCAAAAACTTGCCGACTGGTTAATCAGAACTAGGGGAGGTAACATGCAAAAGATCACAGGTTCGCTAAACCAGCAAATCAACTTCAATAAGAAAAAGAATCCATCTTATGCAAAGAAGATGGAATCAACTCGAGAAGCGGTCAAGCGAAAGTTAGCAAAAAGAAATAAATAAACCACGAAATCCACATCGGGCAATAATAAATAACAAAAAAGAGTTTATATAGAAATGAGAATCATTAAATCTTACTCAGAATTCATTACTGAAAATTTAAACAATGAAGGCTTAGGCGAACTTGGTAAAAAGGCAATTGGTGCAGTTAAAGGCTTTCTTGGAAAAGCCGGCGGTTTCTTAAGTGCTTTAAAAGCCCAAATGAGCGGCAAGCGATCAGAAAACGGTGCAGATGGTACTATTCCGTATGGCGTAACTATCATTCCATCGGCAGCCGATGCACAGGCACTTGATATTACGGAAATGCCACAAATCACAAGAGATGGGGAATCTGATTCTGCAGATGTTGATGAAGCTGTGGTTCCATTGGACTTTCCAAATGTGAAGGCTGGTGTTATAAATGTGGGAGCTGAGAGACTATTAAGAATTATCAACAGAGTCCTTAAAAACAAGGACGAACGTCCGATAATGATATGGGGAGCACCAGGTATTGGTAAAACATCAGTCGTTAAAGCGGTTCAAAAACAATACGGAGGCCGTATGATTGATGTACAGTTGACAACCTATGCACCAGAAGATTTCTTCTTACCTGAAGTAGAAGGTTCAACTTCACAGCAGGGCCGATATTCACGTAGAGCAGGTCGTGTTCCACAGGGCTGGTTACCGGTTTATCACGAGTCTGAAGGTCAAGAAGGTAATGATAAAGCAAACGGCCCAGATGGAAAGGGCGGAATTATCTTCTTAGACGAATTATCAAGAGCTAAAGAGGCAATCCGTAATATTTGTTTGAAACTTGTACTCGATAGAGAAATGGATGGAGGTTGGAAATTAGGTAGCAACTGGACGATCATTGCTGCCTCTAACCGAATGGAAGACGATGAAACTAATACATCCGAATTTGGTTCTGCCCTAGGTAATCGTTTCCAACAGGTAAACTATTCACCATCCATTAAAGATTACAGTAAGTATGCACTTTCTGCAAAAAGTGAAACTGGCGAAGACCTATTTGATCCACGTATTATTTCATTTTTGAACTGGACAAAAGGTCAAGACTTTTTTCACAAATACGATCCAGACGTCTCTGGTACTATTTTCCCAAGCCCACGTTCATGGGAAGCGGCTGCCATTGCTTTGAAAAATCTTAAGAGGGAATCTGCTGAGTCTGGCATGACACTAACTCCAGAAATTATTGAAAACGAAGCAATTGCACCAAATGTAGGTAAAGAAGCTGCAAGCATGTTCATGGGTTACTATGCACTATCTCAAAAGATCGACCTTGATAAAATGAATTTGGTGTACTCTGATCCAATGAATGCACCGTTACCTCCTAAATCAAGAGGTAGTAATGATTACGAAATCGATTCAGCATACATCCTTGCATCAGCAATTGCATACGAATACCGGGACAGAGATCTAACTGATCAGGAAATTGACAACTTATTTGAGTATATTATTAGAGTCGGCGAT